TAGGCGTTACTGTAGGTGTCTGTGTCGGGGTTGGCGTCGGGGTTGGCGTTCTAGTAGGTGTAACAGTAGGTATGATTACAACGTCGATGCAATATGAGTCATATGTAGCTTTGTCAATAACAGTCGTGTTGCTGCCATTTAACGTAATTATATTGACTATCTCTGATCTTAAGCCGTAAGTGACGGCGTAATATTCACCATTATAAATAAGATACTGACCGCTGTATACAAATCCATCTGCGGCCTCTACCCCGTATTTGATAGTAGAGCCACACATTTGCATAACTAAAATTTCACCACAATCACCAAATCCAACACTAGCATTGGTTATAGTTGCTGGATATAATGCAACTGGGCCGATATAAGCAATTGAGTCTGTTTCTTCTCCGTATAATTGATTTCTTGAACCTCTTAATGTTTTGCGGTACCTTTTAAACTCGACTTCAATTTCAAAATAGAGATTATTTTCTTTTAGGTATGTATCGGTCTCTGATGCAGTTTTACCCATTACAATGGATGCCAATTCATCTAATTGGTCATTTGCAAAATTAAACCACGAATCTCCTACGTACCATTCATCTAATATTTTCGAATAATTTTCAACATAGTTAAAATTCCAGCTTCTTGATTTTTGAGCATCCGCTGCAAATGTCTGTGAGTCTAATACGTTAGCAACTGCGATATTCCAAAATGAATATCTACGCTTGCATGTCTCTACTGGCTTATTAGTATAATTGATATTGGGGCGAACATAATACTCGGCGCCTCTAACGCTGTAATTTGGCAACGCAGATGCAGAGAATAGTACAGTGGCTTGTTTTATTTTTTCGCCTGCTTGATATTCTGGCAATTCATATCCGTATTGATATACATCTATTATGGTGACATTTTCAATCAACTGGGATGTTTGAGGAACTATCGACACATAATAGTAATTTCGATTGTCGAGATTAATATACACGACAGATCCCAGATATGGTTTGAGTAACGGATTCTTAGAATACAATACTGTCTTTGATGTATTAAAGCACGATGGTGTTAATTTGTAGAGTAGTGTATCTTTAGGCTTTGGAATTTCTTGTGAATTGCAATCTTCATAAAGATCTACAATTGTATAATCTTCAGTTATCTGTTGATTATCATAGACTACTTTTTCAATATACCATCTTACCCCTGGATATTCTGCGAGTGTAACGGCCTTGCCTGGAATTAATATACGTTTGTTATCAATGACAAATAATTCTTTTCGCAGAGTCCCGTTGACAACATCTGGACATGGCTGATACTTCCAGCAGCAATTTGTCAATTTGATTATAACAGGAGCTGCTCTATTGATTCTATATTCACACCCACATTCGCAATCTTCAGATGATGCTACTACAGTCCAGTCACCAGCAAGACCATCTATTTGCACTGTAGTATCAGATCCAGCATAAAATTGGAATTCATCATTTGTTGCTACGATTTTTTCCTGAGTAAACGTATTGGTTAGGATATAACAAGTATCACTACAACCTTTCTTTGTTGTGAAAATAGGATTAAGATTTGTAGTGATTGCTTTATCTGCAACCGATACTTTACTTACTAAGAATCTTTGATCTGGGTATTTGTCCAGAACAACACCAAGACCTACTAAATGGCTATAATCATTTGATGAATAAAAAGCAAGACCGGGAACTGAACAAGATGCAAATTTATAATAATAGCTAAAACCTTCTGGTTCTGGTTCACAAACCTCAATGACGGACTCTGGGCAATAAAAAGGATTCATTGTAGGCCAGTATTCCCATTTGAGTATGGGGTATCCTGTCTTGATAAATCGACCCATTAAGAATCTTTCGTTATTGTTAACCGCATTAAATTTGGATACAAAATACGGTGCCAGGACAGGATTCGGTCTATTTGTTTCATCTGCATATTGTCTTAATGCAAATACATATAAATCATTCAAACGGCAATCTGCTGATTGTGCTGGAAATGTTGTTTCAAGCCATTTTGAAATAGTTGTTGAGAATGTAGATCGATCTGTTATTTTAATTGGGCAAAATACTGTTACAGGCTTTACTGCGAAACACGAAGTCGATCTGGTTATCGACACCATATCGTTTAACGATTTGTACTTTTCTTTGCCGGTAGACGTATCAAGTAAATATGCAGTTGTTGCTACAATATCCTGCAGGATCGGAACAGCTTCAGATATTTTTTTTGTCTGAGCGTATATAACACCTGTTTGTTTATCTATCCACTTAAAATGATCATTGATAAGCACAATGGCCGAACCTGCGCTTTCAGTGTCTTTAATTGGTGGATACGAACATGACATGTTAGCTACTTAAAGGAGTGGTCGTAACATACTGCCAGCGAGATCCGCTATTGTTTACAAATTTATAGTAATTTTGGTAAACGGCTGGAATGTAATTCACTATAGATGAATTCAAATTTTCAAGACCCGCAATTTGAGCTAATAATGATACCGAGGTACCTCCTGCTGCATCAAATCCTGTAGCTTTATTATCGCGTCTGCTCGCCACGTTATTGCGGTCATGCCCGATTACTGTTCTTGTATTAGTTACGCAACGACCGCGAATACTGCAGCTACGATAGCTCCAAGTAACAGCAGCTCGGCACTTAGCCGTCAAGTACCTCGTATCTGGTGCGATTGTTTCTAGATCTTTATAGAATCCTAACGTAAAGACAAATATTTCTTGCCCCTTGCAATAATTCGTCACTGTATTGGAATCAACAGTAGCAGTAACAGGGAAGTTAGAATTTAACCACGATGAAATGCTGTTAATGAATGTTGTTTGATTAATGGCATTGTTATCTGGTGTCAATGGGAAAATAAGCGATATTGGTCTTAACCAACACGCACTATACGATGACACTGTGGTATATGCATCATTCCAATTCGCGGAATTTGATCTTACAACTGTTGCTACGTCGGCCCAAGTACTAGAAGTCTCTTGCGCAATTGTATACAAAGCATTCCAATATAAATCGGCCGATAAAGAAATATTGGTTAGCTTATAATCAAGCAACGCAAAATTTTGATTGATTGTCGACAGAGTATTGCCTGCACAAATGCGCGGGTCAATTGATGTAATAGATTCGCTAAATGTCGGCATAAAATTATAATGGGGATTGTCGGGCGCTCGTGGATAGTGTATTGCTAAGTCGGCTCACCATCTAGTCTCTGCACCTTTCTAATAATACTGGGACTTTTATTAGAGTTGGCTCAAGATTAACTCCGAAGAGTTGTCCCTTGAATTCACCCGATAAGGGCCATGATAACCCTGCGCAGCAGCAAGTTATGTTATCGCAAAGCCGTTTAAGCTTTGCTTCTACATGTCGCCATGTAGTTCGGACTATTTCTTCAATCCCCATATAACCTATTTACAGGGTGTCTTTATTTTATTGCCACCTATATTATAAAATTAATTGGTAATATGTCTTATCCCATGAGCTTGTTGGCTGGACACCAGCAAACCATGTAATGTTCGGATTTCTTGCTGGATAATCATTAAAAACACGACCGGCCGTCAGATTCGGAAATGCCCCAGAAGCGGGGCCATATGCATTGGTTCTAGTATATCTACTAACACGACGATTAAATTCATTAGGTGTACTGCCGTCACCATAGCCAGGTATATCAATGCCATAATGTAAATCTCTTAATATATAATGATTTGGTCCACCTATATTAGTTATATTAACAGTAGAAAACACATTATTGGGATATTTGCTGTCCCACGCAGCCTTTTCAAAAGAAGTACCAATCGTAACCAATGCACTATATCGGAACAAATACGAACCAGGATCCGGGAGAAACCCAGACAGTGCGAGTGATGATAAATAATTGAAATATCCAAATGATTGGTCTCTCATTTGTACAGATAGAGGCACAACTCCAGATGAAAGCGGGACGTAACGAGCGTTAGCGGGCTGGAATTGGTCTGTATCATTCATACCAAAGCTCATCAATCGTTCGCTTTCTATGGATGCTAATGTAACCATAGAGCCACCATCACCTGTCGCTCCAATATGGACACCAATGCCCATACCTTCAAGGTGAACATTTTCAACCGATACGCCATCACCTTGGTAAATTAATATTCCAAACAATGGCCACGTTCTTGAATACGGATAGCCAACGGATGAAAGAGTTATAGAATATTCAGTAGTACAATCTATAGTGCCTGTTTTAATACTGCAAACTGATGCATTTTTATTGATAAAAATAGGTATCGCCCCACGACGCGTAGCCTCTTTAATCCAAAAATTTTGAACCTGCAGCCCGTTGATAATGCCCCCATTTTGAAGCCAATATGTTCCATCGTTATTCCAATTATCATACATGCCACCCCCAATCCCCATACCAGAAAAGTGTTGAATATCGACATCCCGAATAATTGTCAATTCTTCAATATTATGCTTCCATGAGATCACACTAATTCTTTTGGTTGGGTTCAATATCGTTGCCCATTTTGCAATAATAGTCATTCCTTCTATCCCGCTCCAATATCTCGCACCACCACTATTATTATAAACTCCGCTCATTTCTGGAACCGAACTCCAGTAATTGAGATTTCCACCACCAATCCAAAATAAGGAAGAAGCACAACTAGCAGTTTCCATTTCAGAGTCTAATGTAATTGGTGTTATGAATCCTGTTGCATTATTGCTTACAAATGTGAGGCCTGAAAGGACAACAGATGTAAGAGAAGCTGCTGCGGTGGTGGCACTAACTGTGTAGACTCCATTATATATCGAAGAATTAGTTACTCTCGCTTTTGCCCCACTTAAAAATTCAAATGCACCACCAACAGGTGTAACCAATCGAGTGCCTCCCGGAACAGAACATGCTGCGGTAAAATTAGTAGTTCCGCTGTATCTCATGTACGAATCCCAAAATCTGAAACGCGTCGTTGGTTCCCAAGTATCTGACGTCCATAATTTGGATGCAAATATTTTTGTTGAACCAGAACCAGCACCCTTAAAGCGAATGCCTAATTCAGTTGCATCGATAGGCCTGCCAACATAATATGATCCTGCTGCAAAGCTGATGGTTCGACCTTCACCATTATTAGGATGATCGGCCATGCGGATGGCACAATTTATTGCGATATCGTGTCTGCCGTCTTCTTCACCAGACCCTTGTAATCCCCACCATTCTGGGAATAATGCATCATTGCGGGGTGTTCCTTTTATAGTACCAGCACTCCAACCGCTAAATATTTGCACTCGTGGTGCATTAATCTCCCCTTCGAAAACCAACTTAGTAGTTCCAGTTTTAATAAATTTATACCCATTAAAATTGACAGAACAACGTCTGTCGATTGTTAGGGATGGATCTGAACCATTGAAAATAATATCTTTGCCTAGTATTATAGTAGTGATTGAGGTATTTAACGTTGCAGCCTTGAGCTCGGCATAAGTTGTAACGAATGCCTGCGATCCACCAGCCCAAAAGCTAGAATTAGAACTAACTAATGAAAATAAAGGCAGACTGTTATTTAAATTCAACAATGTAGCTCGGCCAAATCCGTCTGCTCCTGGCTGACCATTATTGAGATAAATCAACATCTGAGCAGAGGAGGACAAAGATGCTAGCGAGGATAGATCTGTAAAATTAACAATACATGCCATAATTGTATTTACTTAAGGGATTAGCTTGACAAAGAATAAAGTGACAAAATACTAGAATTACCGCCCAAGGAAAGAACAGACCCATTCGGAGAAAGTGCCATATAACCTTGATGTATTTCTGGAATGCGTGAGCCACTAAGTGTTACCACTTCGCAACAACCATTACCAATAGACGACATCTGTTCCCATGTTCTACCACCAATGCCAGGACTATCCGATCTCAATTCAATAAATGAGATTGGATTTACGATACAATTCTTTTTGACTGGATCATAAGATCCCATCGATGCCCAAGACCAGCACCAGCTATTTTTACACATATCAGATCCAATGATTGTGTCGAGAGATACTCTTAGTTTATCAAGATTTGTGTACAGATGCTTGATTACTCGATTGATAACGTCTGCAAATACAAGTTCATTTTGTCCGATGAAACATTGGCTGAAATCGAATTGTGGCAGTTCTGCTGTCAACATCGGTTCCATGTCAATAGATATATTACCAGCAAGATCGATGCTTCTCACATATTTGGAATGTATGTTTTTGGCGAGCAATTCGAAATTATCTTTGATTCTGTTAAATACGACGTTATATACCCAGTCTTGAATCAAATCTTGTTCTTCGATCAAAATGTCATCAGCCTTCCATAGTGCATCTTCAATATCATTTATAATGCTCTTGATTGAAACAAAATCTGTATTTTTATAGATTGATCGAGTGTCGATAATATAAACGCCTCTACCATACTGACAGATGCTCTTAAGTTGCGTTACATATGGCGTATATAAAGGCATAAAATATCCGAGGTAGTACCCTTGAGCCGTAATCTTGGATATGTGTGTATTATACACGATATAAATTATACCATCATCAATACTATTAGCATGTATTTTAACCGGGGTGCCTGCAAAAGGATTAGCGATGCCTGATAATGTGCTAACATATTCGCCTGCGTTATTGAATATGTATATCTGGCCATCTGTTGTTAATACATATACATTCGCTGTGGTATCTGTAGTGATGGATACTAAATTATTCTTCATTACCCATTCCCCGTGAGAAATGTTATAGAAGTATTGCATCTTATCGTTATAAACTTTAACGACATCATTATTTTTATCAATCACGTATATCTTGCCTAGATTATAATGGATATCAGTCGGGTTGTTAAAGCGATATGGACGATGAGCATTGCCCAAACCACCGATTTTGTTTAAAAATGTAAACGTTCCAGTGCTATATTCAATGCTATAGACATATACGCAATGATTCGCCGTGTCTGTTATGTATATCTCTCCATTATCATTAATGGCAATGGAGCCTAGCTTTCCTACGTAATCTTTTTCTCCAACGAGATTAGTATCGTTTAATTTTCTCGAAAGTCGATCCAAATTATATATTTTAATGTTATCCGTGATTGTATTGCTTGCATTCCGATCAATTACAATTAATCTATCATTGTATATCTTGGCATCTTGTACGTCATGAAATTCAGTAGCGTCGAATTCTGGGAAAACATTGACCCAATCTGATTCAGATACATCATTCCAACGATGGCCTTTGCTATTCTCCGCCCCTAGCCATTTATTAAATAATACTGGCAACTTGGTATCATTAAGTTTTGATTTATTGATCAAATAATCAAAATTAGCAAGCAATTTCTTAAGTGCACTATTAATATTACTAGCATTGGCAATCTCGTTTGGTGCTACATATATTTGATCCAAACTATAAGGGAATATTAATTGTTCGTTATATGTTCGTGCATTTTTGTCAAACGTGTCAAATGCATTAACTACATTGATAGCTCTATCATATTTCGATTCAATTGTTGTTTGAATTGAGGATAGGAGTCCGTATGTATTCGCCGATACAGAGATAGAATATACACCAATGTCATTAAGGTTATTAAACACGAACGTTTCCGTTGATGCTGGGTATACTTGTGTCTGCCCATTAAATGTTATTGATATCGAGCTCAAGCCATAATCAACACCGCCACAGTTTGTGTTTTTGTAATAATTTTTGATTGTCAATGAGGACCCAATAGCATAATAATCTTCATCCCAGAATAGATTGAATGTTGGTATCTTAATCGCTGTGATTGTGTCTACTCTTGTAGATGTTGTTGTTTTGCTAATTTCTACAGAATTATATGCATTAGTTACTATTGTATCTGTAGATGTGATAGCCAAGACTGCACAGTTGTATGAGTCTGGATCTGTGATGATATTATCAGGAATTGTAATGGTGTTATTGTTAAATCCAGAGACTAAGCTATACTCAATCGGTCCATATGTTATTGATTGTTGTGTATCGAGACTACGAATGTTTACATATGCGGTAGTAGTACCACCAACAACATATTCGCCTTTATTATTTGAAGTAAATACAGCCGCATCATATAAACTACTAATTGAATCCGAATAAAAATATACATCTGCAGGCTCTGCTGATATCACAGGCGTTGCCAAATCGATAAATTGCAATGGCTTGAAATAATCAGACGTGACACTAGAGTTTGCTGTATAAATTACATTATTGCGATCTTGTAGTAAGTTAATTGCATTTTTAACATTGACATATGCAGTTTTATTATCATCATAATCCGCTCTCGATGTAAGAGCAGTTAATGAAGGGACTACATCTAGCTGTAGATAATACCCCTTGACAGATATAGCAGATAATGTACCCGCAGTTCCTTTGATTGTGGCTGATGCAATTGGTGAATTGGTTACATATTCCTTTTCGTTTCCAATGGTCCATGCATATGTTTTATATCGTGTTCCGAATGCACTCAACACAAGCGTTTCTGTATGACCATTACCGACAGTTGTTAATTGTGTATTAACTGTTATTGAGTTTAGAGTGTTAACTGCTGAAGGGCCTTGATTGGTGAATGTATTAACCGTCCACACCTTTGCACTGAGCTCATTGACAGATGCTTGTGGTGATACATACACACAGAGTGGTTTTGACTTCAGAATAGCATACTCTCCATTTTGATATGTAAATTTTGATGATAAATTAAACGTACCAATGCCGGCGGATAATCCAGATAGTGTAGAGGATGTAAATACCAATTTTTGCGTCGCAGATGCGACTGAGTATGTAGTAGATAATGCAGATGTTGATATCCATCCATGTTCGACTTGTGGTACAGTCAACGGAGTTAATTCTGCTGTAAATGGTTGTGTTATTGAGCTCAATACGACAAGCGTATTGATTGTATCAATATTGCCAATATAGAATGCAGATCCGGCAGTACCTGCGATTGCAATATTAAATTTAGAATAGAATATATCTTGACTTGGGAAATAATTAACTGGCAATTGTATTACTTGCGTTGGTGCAATACATGCTGGGGTGTGGAATGTTTGAATAGTAAGTCGATCTTTTTCTGGTGCAACTACATTGAGAGTTTTAGGCATCAATGTTTTGACTTTGTAATAGGCCGTGTTTCTATTGTCAACACCCAAAGGAATTTCTTGCTCATTATTTCCGTTACTGTCACATTTAAATAAAAGCGAAACACCTCGGATGCTGTCGACATTAAATGTGGTATTCTCGTATACTGGCGGATTATAGATTCTATTGTTTTTGATGAAGTAGTTTCTTAATAGAAGACTATTATCAATATCACTATCATATGATACAACACTAAGTCTGCTAACAACAGTACTGCTGTAACTATATTGAGGTGTTAATAGATTTGTTGTGTTGTCTTGACCTAAATCTGGGTAATATATCATTTGCCCTGTCAAGATATTATTAGTAACTCCATAGTTTGACAAGGAAGCTCCTGTAACAGAAACACTGACGGTTATTGGATTGACTCCAATTTTATCAATTATAATTTCATTAGCATATGTTGCTTGTGTTTTGTTATGCGATGCAATTGTCTTTACAATTGGTGTTCTGGTGAATGTATTTGGTATTTCTGTAGGCTCGAGTGCATACTCTACAACATTAGTGTATAGAGGCAATGTTTGGAAGCTTACATACGGCACCGCAGACATATTCACTACATTTGAAGCGCCAGTTGCTGCGGTTATTGGTATAAATTTCGTTGTTACATACGTTCCGTCAATATCTAAGAATTGAACATCCCAAATAATAGAGCACGCGCTCGCGCTACTGGATGCAAGCATATCTTCGATCGCAGGCAATGCTTTAATTCTGACAGAGTCCGTAGCATCATCATCTGTTGTATGATAAAAATTCAACACCATTGAATTATATGCTGCTGTTGGATACACAGTAAACGGATCCGCTCTATATTGTAGCTGTCTGCCTAATTTAGGTGATTTATAGATATATGTTTTTGATTCTTTGATTGGTGTGGTGATATCATCATATTGGCATCCAATAACTTGTGAGTACATCTTCAATTCATAATCAACTTCTACTGGCGAATCTGGTGGTGTGATGATGCAGAATTTAGATGATAGAGGGACAAGCGCGGAGGTGAATCGATGTGTTTGTGGGTTGAGTGTTAAAATTCTGCCGTCATATGGCTCAATAGTCGCGCCTATGGTTTTGTCGTAAATTGTATTGCCTGTCGAATAACGAATATTCAGCATACCGACTTTATTATCGATCAGGTTAAAATTGCGGAAAAAGTTATTAAATACAGTCTCATTCGCATTGGTGTTAAATGCATATACATATTCAAACAATATGCCAAGTTCTTTTTCTGCAGTTGCAAGATAATACGCAATCGATATGTAATTTGTGCTACTATAATTTGGATTCAACGTCCCTTTGATTAGCGTTGAATAATCAATCGCAGTTTTGATTAGCGATATCTCATAATTGAATCTAGCATAGTTTTGATCGGCGTAGTATTTAAGAATTTCGTCATATTTCGTTTGTGTTATGACACCGCGGCGCAGTGCGTCTTTAAATGCCTTGACATACAAATCAAATACAGTCTCAAGACCAAGACTGAATATCAATTTAACAACATTCAAATTGGTACCCAAATATGCAGGATTACTTAATGTTAATGACGAAGCAACATCATATGCGGCAGGCCAGGCGGCAAAGACAAAGCTCTTGGTCAACAAATCTATGATAACGTTATATTCCTCTGCAGTAATACTTGTGCTTCCGATTAATTTGCCAATACTGAATAAATCATTTGTCAATACAAAGCTGAGAGTATCATTTCCAGTAGACCCTGCAGCTGCTAGAGATGAGAGAACGGGGCTCAGTTCCGCACACAGACTTTCAATTGGAGTCTTAAATTCATTCGCAGTACTACTCGACGTCGACTGCAAGATATATGCACGACACTCTTCATTAAACGTGGTCTGTACATTTTTGAAATAATTGCCTGTTGTGGTGAGCTTGTAGAATATTTCAGTATCGAAATCATCCAGGGATATGCTCGATCTCGATACTCCAGCCAATTCTTTTATTGTTTGCTGTATGAGATTAATGAATACTTTAGCACCGCCATTAATAAATGATATAGATTGATCAAATATAGATGTTTTAATTGCGGTATTTAATCCGTACAATTGTAATGCAATTTTATTATCATCGTATAAATCAGATGCATCTGTTTCATAGAACAATGCAACATCTCTTAATGACATTGACAGATCTCCTGACAAGAATGCAGTTTGGGCTGAAATCGCACTAGTTTCGACTTGATATGTTTGGTTTGCCGATCTTCTTAGTTCATATGGATATGTTATGTCATACACATTCATAGACACTTCATATGGTGTTAATTGTCCGTTTGATTCAATTTTATATACAGATAGAGTCGGTGTTTGAGTTCTATTGTCTACTTTAGTAACGGCACCCAAGCAATTGAATTGCAAGTAACCATAATATGCATCGCTTGAAGCGAATGGTAGTATTGTAGTGCCGTAATTGCTAACTATATGTGGTGTAATAAAAGCAGAATTGCTTGTCACAACCGTTCTAGCGCTTAGGGTGTTAAACACCATTTGAATCCCGTTGACTTTTGATGTATTGGTATTTGAAGTTATTGTACTTGTGTATGTGAATAGCCACAGTGGCGTATTTGTCGAGCTGAATGAAATCGACGAAACGGCACTAAATGAGGTTAATGCATTCAAACCAATTTGTGTCGATGATGCGTATCTATACGCATTAATCGATGTGATTGTTGATGGATATGTTGGGTAGTCGTTTCTGTCTATAATCGATGACAAATTATATACGCTAACATCGTATCTTGCAAATACATTATTGCCTACAGTTCGTACACTTTTATCAATCAGGCTCAATTCATGATCGTTAGGAGATTGGCCAATTACTTGATACGTAGGATATCCAGCAAAGTCATCATATTTGTTATCATAAAATCCGCGCAGCAATGCATTTCCTGTAAGTTTATATCCCGTGTTTAAGAAAAGAGCAAACGCACCAGTTTGATAATTAATAACACTTGTTGCGCTGTTAACAAAATATTCATTGAAAATTGGGTCCCTCCCTACAAGGTTACCAGAGACTGGATTAGCTCCCGTCATAGGAATGTCACGCACAAATGCAGTTCCAGAGCTGATAACAGGGACTGTAACGGATGACAATTCTTTTAGCAATGTTTCGCGATATCCCGAACTATATCCATATGTTGCAGGTATTTCATCGAACGTATACTCACTATCTTTATAGAGAGGGCTGTCGTATGAAAATTCTAGAACAATGCTACCAGGCAGCAATTCTTCGCCTAGTGATTGTGACGCACCTGCTACTGATAATAAGTTATTCGAGAAAGACGACGCACCGTCTACTGTGGTTGCTACATTTACATCAACATGGCGATATACTTTTGGTGTGTTGATAATAGCACTTAACGCACTGATTTGATTCGTTGTAATTGGTGTATAAGATGCAGGCGAAACTGCATAATTCAAAAATGCAAAATTATATGGTGATGTATTTGCTTGGCCTGTTTCTAAAGTGCTACTTGTAAATAAGTCATATTCCCAATTTCTTAATCTCGCAGATAAATCGAGACGACCCGATGCAATAATTGCTGATGGTTCCCTATTGTCTGTATATGTTAAATGCGATGGTATAATGTAATATGCAGACCCTGCCGTTAGTGCCATAGATGCCAACTGATCTTGTTGCTGCCCTTCGGTTCCTGAAAATGTAAATATCGATTTATTAAATATTCTACTAGTAAAAGTCGAATGATCGTTAAGCGGCAAATAAAGCCCGCTTGTTGTTGATTTGATTGTAAACGACGGCACCCCAGATAGTGTTGACTGTGCCAATTCTGTAATAACAGCTTCGACGGTTGCACCTGTTGTATATGTAAGTCGAGGCACAATTACTGCATTTAAAGATGCGGAATTGTGTATTCCGTCAATATTAATCGCAATCGTAAGAGGCGTATATCCCGCAATTGAATAAATGGGGCCCGAACCAGTAGTCGATAGTGCTGAATGCGTTACTCTGAACGATTCATTTGGCCAAGCAGTTAATGTCGAAACTTCTACAAACATCTCTAATATTTAGATGACGTATTGTTTATTCCCACACGATTTTGTTTAGTTTAGCACCAACCGGTGTTATCTTCGTCAATGCTGTGCAAATAGCTCCCTCAATTGATTCTTTTAAGTCTTCACTATCCAAATCACTATTCAAAATGCGTATGTTGAAAATATTTGACTTAAACCCAGGAGTTCTGTGCGTATTGAACCTATCAATCGTCTCTATATATTGCCTTACTGGTGCCGTGACGTTAAATTCGACTGGTGTGAATTTAAGTTTCTTTCTAGATAACACCAAGACATCTCTTTCAGATAGTGCGCAGGAATAAACTCTAATGTCATCGATCTTGCCTACCATAGTTGGTTTTTTATCTAAAAGCCATGTATATTCTTTTGTATCGTGACTATCGTTTGTGTTGCCAATATAAAAGGTATTTTTATTAGTATAATCCAACATGTATTGGCCCTCCGCAAATGAAATACTATCTATTGTTTGTCCATCGACATATAGTCTGGCGACTCCATTAGCGGAATCAAAAGTAAGTGCTACGTGGTGCCATCCTCTCGACAATGCGTTTGTAGGTGCTATAAGTTCTTTTGCCGATACGGATGTTCCGTTTGTAATTCTGAAATTGGCTGTAATATAATTTTTGTCATCTAAGCCAGGATTTAATAATTTAGCGTCACGATAAAAATTATATTTTGTGCAATATTTTGCAAAAGTCAAATTCAATTTGTTACGATCTCTGCCCGGATAATTGCCTGTGCTGAAATAATCGGTTGGTTTAATTATTTTCTCAAATCTGCCAGACGAAGAATATTTTATGATCGATTGTTTGTCCATAACCCAAATGAAATCCTTCCAACCAGAATTGGTGAGTTCCCGAGTTATTGCTAATTTTTTAGGTCCGGAGGATATATACGGGTATGTTCTTTTTAGTAAAATACTACCGTCTTTGTCAAAATGGTAAAGTGTATCATCTTTGATCATCCACAAATTAAGATCACCATCTACTTTCAGATCGTCTGGTGATGTAATATGCAAAATGTAGTTAATGTTATTTTTGATCAGGTTGCTTCCAAAATGATGCCAGTAGTTCCCGCTTAAATCCTCAAATGCTGTAGTACCAATATATGGTTGTATATTTGATGCACTGTCTATAAAAAATCCAGTAACATCAAATCCCTGCAGTGTTGATAATGGTAAGAAAGTGTTAGTGAGAAATGCTAAAGGTTTAGTAGTCAGAAGCTCGCCATTTCGATCATATTTTTTAAATACTTTGTTACTGCTATACACGTAAAAATTGTTGTATTTGTCGTGTCTGGCATATTTGTATGTCGTTGCAGGGAGGTCAATAATATTCTCAAATACATTATTAATTGGATTGTAGACAAATATTTTATTCTGATTATCGTCCAATATCCAAGCACGTCCTTCACCATCAACGCTCATATCTGTAACCGTTGCATTTGTGCCTGGAATTGCTTTATCAAAAAGATATCTTCCTTCTGTATTTGTTACGAAAATATGACCGTATGTGCTATCAGTATAAATCAAGAAATCATCTTTAATTCCTGTGTGATATGATAAACCATAACCACCATTATAATAATTTCCAATTATTTGATCTGCTGCTGCATTTGACCAGTTGTCAAAATAAACCCACACAGCCACGGTCAGGTTGTATTTTGCAAAGAATGATTCGCTTGCGGAATACGAAATATACTCACTGCCTGTAAATGTAAATTCCGAGTTATTAAACCTTGTATAGGTTATGTTATCTTCGGTACTATTTGTTGCGTTTTCAAGATTGGCTTTAGTCCAATTTTTAATTTCAAGGACCTTGTCACAATTATTGAAATTCGCATCTTCAATTAGCTTTAAACTATACTCAGCACCGATATGAAAATATTTATACAAAACACCAGCCTCGAATGTCAATGTTGATGGTGCGTCTGAAATATACGGATTTGGTTCATCTGCAGTTAGTGCTAGCTTATATTCAATCTGTTGTGGATTATACCATCTATCAACCCATATAGACTGACAATTATTGCCACTCAGCCAACTGCAAAGCCATGTGCCGTTTCGTGTTGTAGAATTGCCATTGTTTGTGCTCGTTTCGTATCCGAATTGTGATTTCCAAATACGATCTGCTTTTATAGGAGATAGGCCAGCTATAGCACCAGCTTCAATCAAACCAGATGACGAAATTGGTGCCGTTGATGTACCATATGGATAATGGAAGTATGTCAGCTTATCTGGTTCTAAATTAAATTGTTTCGTTGATGCACTATATGATGTAGTGACTTTGTTGTAAGCGTCATCGACAATATTATCACCTAGAGTAACTGTTTGGTAGTCCCGATTTAACACTACATCATTTCTTTTACTATATTTGTATTCTGGTGTGAAAAGATTCTTTAGAGATACCGCATTTGATTTTAGCTGTCCTGTATAGTCTGTGGTTGGTGTGTATGTGTCGCTATCTTTGAACGATGTGGCAATTAAATAATTATTAGGAAACGATTGGCTTGATGCGATTTCCATGTCTCCGTAAATTGTGTCATTATTATCAATTACACTTTCATATTTTACATAGCGGCTTGAATTTAATGTATATGGCTTGATAGACAAATCTACATTTTTAAGCTTAAACAAATATGAATAGCAGCTATTGGCAGATAATGGGTTGTAGGTTTCAAAAGTCACCAGTGATGTTCCTGGCGTTGATTCGTCATATGAAACCACACGATACCCACTAGTGTCGCACGTGCTACAAAATAATACAAGAGTGTTTGTGTCTGTATTCAGAATATATTTGAATTTTTGAAGATGTTCTATGTCGGAGTTATATACATCAAAATAAGCACATGCTCCAGTGGCGTCGACTGTTAGATATAAGCGCTGATTTAAATCTTCCGAAACAATGCTTAGTGCATCATCGTTTGTGTCAAACTCCAATTGGAATATATTATTCGTAGATTCTGCCGATGTTGCGATATTGGCAGAATCGTACCGAGTTCTTGTTAAATAATACCCACTCGCTGAGGTCATAATACAGTTGCGTATTAAATTGTTTTGGTATTTGACCTCATCTCTTTTTGTTTCAATGCTTGGTGCGTCTATAAGATCAGTTAAAAATACAAGACTATTTTCGTTAAAATCCAAACTACGAATGCTTGATGCAAGACTATTTTCTGCGAAAATTAACCCATCACTGGTGCCAATAACGGCATCACTTAAATCTAGCTTATTATTGATATAGCTAACGCTAACTGGTTTCCAGTCGATGTATTTTACTGCCATAGATTTATTTAGGGGTATAGTTTAATCATTGAAATACTTTGCACATAAAGAGCGATATGTGCTGTCTGAAGTAATCGAACTGTCAAAATTTGGATCTGCTATTACTGTATATATTTTTCCTGTTGTTTGATTTTCAAAAACTAAGAGCATTTCATTTTTACTAATGTATCTTGTTTTGATTAGTCTTGTTGCATTTCCATTGATAGATGATGCTGAATCTAGACGTATCGGACCCACCGGCACGGTGTATGCGGTTGGTTGGAAAGTAGTGACGCTGTATGCAGAAATGCGGACCGTGAATGTTTTTTGATCTAATATACTCTGTCTTGTGTATGTTTTGAAAATATTGTAATTGCGAACGTTTCCGGGGTCGGCAGAAACAGGAAGTGCCGAGACGGCGGAAGCAGGTGCAGACGAAGCAAACCAAAAAACGGTCCTAGACGAACCATCTCCAAAATCAAAATATACCTTTGCAAGATTTGCTGGTGGAAGTGTGGACATTAAGAACGTTACAGTTATAGGCGACGTCCCACTGATTGCTGATATGCTTGTTAGATTGACATTTGCTGTCATACAAATATTTACGTTGCAAATCTTTTAAACAAAGATTATAATATTGCATGAAATATTTAATTTTAGGAATTGCAGGCAAAGCAACGTCGGGCAAAGACACTTTTTACGAAATATTGAAGAATTCTTTGCCTGAATACCAAGTGCGGAGAGTCTCGATTGGTGATTATATTCGTATCGACATAAATCATCTTGGGTACTTTGCTAGCAACAATCTTAATGTTTTTAACTTTACACCTGCAGAAAAAGAGGAAATCCGGCCGCTAATGGTGGAATATGCCAACCTAGTTCGCCGCAAATCAAAGGGCACTTATTTCTTAGATATAATCGATAAGCAAATCGAGCACACAATCACTCAGTCTGAAAAACAATCGAAATACTATGATTCGAGGCGAATTATAGGATCGCAAACGAACCCGCTCGATTCGACAAAACCATTAATTTTGTGCATTACGGACATTCGCTTTCAAGAATATGAAAATGACGAAGTTAATTGGCTGCAGCATCGGCATAATGGTAAATTAATTTATATTGACCGTTATGATCTTGTTGATGGAAATAAAATGCCAATTTCGTTTATCAATGAGACTGAAAAGGAACAAATCCCTAAATTGATGAATCGAGCAGATATATGCATTAGTTGGCCAACTACTCCAGATCTTAACCTTAAAAATTATGTCACACCAATCGCAGACGAAATCCGACAAAATTGGTTGCCTGTATAAAGCAACCTACATAGAAAGATTCTTTATTATTCTTGATGAATCTGAGCTAAGTTTGACATTGCTGATTTACCCAACCTATTCCAAAGCTGTTGTGTCTAAAACAGAATTTTTAGCTAGCATTGCACAAAAACAAGTTGAGTACATTGCAACCCTGACGCAAAGTGATATCACAGATCTACAGAAGTCATATTCTGGTGACAAATTAGAACCATTCAAACAAGCATATGAAGATTATCATCGACGGAAACAATCTATTATTTCGAGCGAGCTTTGCGATTCCTGAGTTTCGTAATAGTGACGGCTTGAATATTGCAGCAATCGCACAGACTTTGAAAATGATTCGGTCGTATGCTGTTGGATATGATACCAAGGATGTCATAGTTACATGGGACCAGAAGCTTGATTATGATCCAGCAAGACCTTCGTTCCGCAGTGAGTTGAATGATAATTACAAGCAGAATCGAAGTGACAACACGGCAGTGTATCATACCGTTTCATATATTATTGAGTTTCTTAAATATATGGGGGTTCCTTCTATATATCCATATCGAATGGAAGCAGATGATGTTATTGCATGGCTTTGCCAAAAAGAATCTGCTGCGATTACAGTCATTTCCGGTGATAAAGATCTTTTGCAATTAGTAAATGAACGGGTTAGTGTTTTTAATCCATACCAGAAGAAAACATACACGCATTTGAATTTTGAAAATGAAGTAGGACTTCCTATCGAACAATTTGTATTGTATAAATGCATTTTAGGGGATCCTTCGGATAACATCAAAGGGCTCGATAGATATGGTGAAAAGAAATCAAAGAAATTGGCTGTGGAGATTGGAAGCTTTGATAATTTGAGTAGTGTTTGTGATGCCCATCAGATCGAAGTCATTCTTACCAATCGAAAAATCATGGATTTGGGCATGGGGTGGTCTTCAGAGCCAGACGAGATGAAATCGTATGAAGATCAATATGCTTGGTTAAATACTACACAGGATCCGGTGAAATTTGTCGAACTCGCGAATAAATTAGAAATGACCAAACTTGCGAATGATAGTCACTACTGGCTTAATCCATTTACATCGAAATTGAGTGATGTCATGGCACAATGGTTTTCATAATATGGAAATACGTACATATCCAATTAACGATTATAATCTTTATGCCTGCAATTTAAAATTGCACATATCAGAGATTCTAGCATTGCACTATGATAGTGAAGCGCTATTTGAAAAACAATTGATTCAGAAAATCAAAGAGCAAACTGCAGAAGTTGCTGAACGCATTAAAACCCAAAAAGAAAATGTTTAGTTCATTTTTTGTACCTCTCTTTAAATCGATTCTATTACTGGTCGTAGTGGGGTCGAGTATATCTGGTGTATTCTCCTTATTCTTCGACTGGAGCCTATTAAAGTTTAGTATTGCAACTGTAATAGCAATAGTCTTGCAGATCACTGTTAAATGGTATGCGGATCTCTTTCGTTCTGCAAGAATTCAAGAAATAGTTGATACAATGCCTCCCGCGACAATCAAAATGAATATTGAATGTGCGTTCTGCAAAAAACCTAGTATCATTGATTATAATGTATATGAAGAGGAATACGAATGCGAGCATTGTAAAAATGTAAATGCGATTTATGGAAAATTCTACGCAGCTCGCAAAATCGTTCCTGTAGATACCTTACTAGCTAACAATGATTCCTCAATATAATAATCTCGACACATCAAAATATGATGGAATGCTTCGTTCGTTGGGCATTTTTAAATCTTCTCTGACAGACGAAACTCCTGCAGATAGAACTAAAAAGCATTTAGCCGAACTTGTCGGTGCAGATAAAGATCGGTATGCAGTTGGTGAGATGTTAGGCAAACAAGTTTTAGATGCAGAAGATTTTGGTTCGTCTTTAAAGACCTTATTTCATTCAATGTTTCCAACTGCAGACCCGACGGCTATCACCGAGATCATATCTGCTGAAAAAATTGATGACCTTAAAAAGGATCAAATAATCTCCTATCTGGGTGGATTTATTTCAGGCTTAATAAAGTAGTAAGATATGTTCACTTGTAAATGCATTAAATGTAGCAAATACAAACAAAGATCGCAAATAAGCTGGAAACGGGCTATTATTGAATATGGTGCTAGAGAGCTATTGAGAGCGAATTTTATTTGTGGCGAATGCCAGAAAAAGCAGCGCAAAGATAGATTCAAATACATGCTCGAGCATTCGAGTGAATATGTACAATTGATGCATAAAATCTCAAAAGAGAAACACAAATACGATACTACAAAATACGGATTGCCATTTCCTCAATGCATACAAAAATTTAAAGAAACCATCGACAAATATCTTAAAGAATCTTATATACAAAATTATACTTTTATAGTTGAAAATAACAATTTAACAGGCATATTAATTAACAACATTCCTTTTATCAAACAAATAATTTTAAAAATCTATGAAAAAACTCCGCAAATACCAAAGGCCGAAACCGAATAAGTTTGAAGATCAAGATGTGCATGTCGTTTCACGATGGCTCGCATTGATTCGTTCTGTAAATGTTATTTTTGATAAAGCCGATAAATTGGGGGTTCACGAAGATCGTATTGATTTGTCGCCTAATGATATCCAAGATTATATCGATGATGTAAGCGGTGATATCTATTTTGAAATTATGGGATCTGGCAATGCCAATAAAATCCGACCATACGCAGCCCGTTTAACAGCATGAATTATATTCCGGGTGCAAAGTTTGATGTATTAAATGAAAGATATTCATCTTTAGGATTTGTGCCTGGGGTGTTTATCATACAAAGCATCCGTCTCGATAGAGATACTCAAGAAATTGTTTATCATTTTACAAACGGCAGAACTATCAAATTCAAATCCACCCAAGAAGCCGAGGCAATTTTTGATAGAATAAAGGGCGTAGTCCGTGAGATGACTACGCCCTTAGATGGTGGCGGGTATTAATTAATGTTGGTATTAGCAGGCGTTTCCAGCACCAAGAGCAGGTACGAGACCCGTTGTTCTATCGAAATCTGTAATGACTTGTGCACCAGGAACTTTGGATTTGTTGATGCGGAAGTATTGATATGCTAAAGTTGCATTGAATGTCATGACATCGGCATTGCCTGTCAAGTCAAACGACAATCCACCAAAAGACACTGGATATACACCAATCAAATCATAGTATCTTACTGCTTCACCCTTAATGTTTAACAATGCTAGAGTAATGATATTTCTGCTATTAGGCACCCCGTAGCAGCCTGTAGAGGTTCCATCATCGAAGATATCGTAGCTCATTTGCTCGAATGCGTTTCGAATGGAAAGATCTCCGGGCAATCTAAACTGTACTGTCCAGCTGTTGCTATTATCATATTTGGCGTTGCCTGGTACATTAAAATCCATCCCCATGAACCCCGCTGTAACGTTTTGGATAGACCGGCCTGGCACTGTGGCGGTCGTTAGATATGCATTTGAAATGCCGCCATCTAGAGACGTTAGCTCTGCTGCTAGTTTAGATAAAATGCCATCTCCATTGATCGCAGCAATGCGGAAGAGATTTCTTCGCTGAAATCCCTTTCTTTGGATTGTGTCGTAGTAGTCTTGAATACCTTGTGCCATAAAAATACTTATGATTTAACCTTGATTTTCTTTTAGGAAGGCATACATATCTTCCAAAATCTCCTCGACTGCATTGAATTGATCCATTCTATTTGTCTTAAAATACCCCTCAAGGAACATAATCATATTTGAATCTGTGCTTTGATTTTTTTGGTATTTTTCTCTCAATGATGTTTTCTGTGAGGCTTGGGGTGTATTAGATGCTGTTTTGACATGCATTCTCTCTGGCAAATATGTATTGATGACTGCTTCTCTCTCAGTCAGTTTTGCTGCTCTTGACGCTGGTGGTGCTTCAAACGGATCCATGTGAATAGAAGGTTTGCCAAATACTCTAGCGCCGTAAATTTCATCTAGTTTATTACTCATAGGTTTGAATGTACTTATCTATCTTTGTATACAAAAACTGCATGACCACAATCCCAAATTCGGTCAAATCCATTATTCAACATGTTTTGATACTCCGATAGATTCTCATCATATTCTTTTAAGACCTTGTTTAATCTATGTTTCATAAATCCACTGCGGTGTTTGAGTGTATTGTTGATGACATACCAATATCCTGGTTTGCTGTCATGCTTATGTTTGAATCCTAATTTGTGGTATAGATCACCATTCGAATATCTCAAGTCGGCATAAGTGATGATGTTTTGTGGGTTGTGTGTATTAATGAAATATTTTAGAAGCCTCGAAGCACCACCAATGACAGTGTGGTTTAATTTATTACAAAACCGAATCATCTCCCAATCACTGTAATCACCTTTGACAATTTTACGATGACCAAAAGTCATCATAGATACCAATTGACTGTCATGGTATAGCCCATAAGAAATTTGGCTATTATCGTTTCCTTGTATATGGTTCTCGTCTAGGAATTTGACCTTCTCATGTCTATCAGTTATTTGGTGGATGGTGCACTTTCTGCCAAATATCCTTTTCGAAATACCCAATTTACTATCTATAATAGATTTGACGATTTGTTGCTTTGTTTGCCATTCAGATTCCCATATCTGGATTAATTGAATGCTTTTAGCTTTGCATTCCATATATTTATTACGATGGTAATTTTTGTCTTTTCCATTTGATTCATTGTGCCAATATATGCCATTGCATTCGATTGCTATGTTTTTTGATGGAATAAATATGTCTATTTCTTTTGGTGATATGACGTCTCTTGAATTATTAATACACTCCAACCCAAGGGTTTTTATGTATTGATACACCTCTAATTGGAATGTGCTTGTTCGAGGATTACATTGAGGGCATATAAGGGTGTTTTGCCACTGACCGCTCGATATGGATCTGGTAAATTCATGCCCGCATGTCTGGTGCTTAATGTGATGTTTGCCTTCGTTTATGCCGTGGTTGGTAATCAATTCGTAGCCATTGTCTAAAAAATGTTCGGTCACTAATTTAATGCGATTTTTCTTTTTGGACTCTGCTACAAGTTGCTGGGAGCATCTTTTTGCATGGCATGATGAATAGCCAAATTTGCTATTTCGGAAGTTAAGGGGATTATCGCATTTATGGCATTTTGGCGGTGTGTGTATGTTATGTATAAAGTTATAAAATACTTGCGACCATTTTATATCATCTCCATACTTAATATATCCGATTTTTAGCAGAGTAGATAGATGCGTACTATGTGTTCTTAGCAACGCTGTATTAAATATTGAATTAGGTTGCTGAAGCCTTTCGAGGCAGAACGTCATTAAAGCATCATGTGATACTAATTCATGATTTGAATTTAAAATTTCAACAAATCCATTTTTTTTATTCTTCTCTGTGTTAATCTTTCCGTCTTTGCATGATTTCCATTTTGTAGATGCTCTCTTGCAAATGTTGTTTGAGCAAGTTTTTGAATATGGTTTGTTTTTATACCCCTTCCATTTTAATGGCTTATTACAAGCTTTACATCTTTGCTGGGATGTGGTCTTATTGACGATACAGTAAATTCGTTCAGAACAGCATGCTTGCTCGTCTAGAAATTTGGTCTTTTCTTTTATACTTTGATACAATTCACTAGAATCAAACCCGGGTTGTCTTAGCACAGCACTATTAATGTTACCTGTTTTGGTGTATAATTGTGCTTTTATCTGTTCTATGAGTAATTCATCGTCCATTATGAATATAATTATATCATCAACATAAAATAAAAGCCAGTTTTAGCTGGCTTTTATTTTTGAATGTATTGATTAGATCAATTCAGCGAAGTCTTGATTTGTTCTTGTTGCTACGAAGTTGACAAGGATGAACTCACTCGCTCTGACTGGCTTGAGATAAATGTCTACAACCATCTCATTTCGATCGATTACAGAACCGGTGTTATTCCGTTCATCACACACGATCAGGTAATCGTATAGACCTTCATTGCGTTTTGCATTTTCAAACAGTGGTGTCAATACGTTGATTACTTGCGTTCTTGTGAATACTGTATTAGGCTCGAACACGAAGTATTTAAGAACTCTAGCAGTTGGCTTCTCAAGAGCTAAGAACAAGCGACGTACATTAATACGATCGAATGCACTTGGCTTTCTGAATAGTGTCTTCTGACCCCAGATTACATAACCATCGTTAGGGAAGTAGCACACCGGATTTTGCCCAATACGATAGAGAAGATCTCGTTCTTTTTGGTTAGGATTGATTGCAAGGTCTACCACGTTACGCACAATACCTCTTGTCAAACCAGCAGGAGCGATCCATGGGAAACGATCTCTATCAGTTTCTGCCATCGCGCGGCCGGCCCATCCAGAGAACGGAACCCAGCAATAACTATCGGCTGCATTGTCGTATACTCTCACCCAGTTTGCATATGATACAGAGTAAGATGTATTTGCTGCTTGATATAGATTACGTAGCGGCCAGTATACTACTTTAGAGAATGGATTGTTTACACGATCGCATTTGGATTCAAATACTTTGTAGTTGGTGCCATTAATAAGGAGCTGACGAAGCGGGTCACTAATATGGATGTGGTCTTTGCGTGTTGCTTCTGCGAAGTTGTTGAACAGATTGAAGATTGTTTTGTGAGCATCGCCAATGCCGTTATCCCCAGTAAAGCTGCCATCAAATGAAGCCAATTGGGTAAGTGATGCATTCGGTACAAATACAGTATCGTCAAAGATTTCAGATCCCAGCGCAGCCGACGTTGTTCTTGTCGTAGCCCAGATAGTGCTCAGCCCACCATCGAGAGTTATGTCGATAGGAATCAAATCTGGATTCGATACGCAAGCAAAAATACGAGTCAATTTATCTGGCAGATTGCCGATTAATTTATTTGCATCTGTAGTTGTCGCAAATGTGCTAGCTTCATAAAGGCTTCTTGATTCTAGTATGTTAGTGGACGCAATTGTTTTGCCGTCTGGTAGAACGATAAATCCTGTGCCTGTTACACCCGTTGTTCTCCAGAAACGAACCTTATTGGCTGGTTGGCCACTGGCGTCCGACCATGTAGTAGATTTCGAAATATATGGATTTACAAGCACTTTCAAATTAGAAGATGAATTATTTACAACATCTTCGATGAAAAATGATTTTGGCGGTCCTCCAAGCGGATCTGCAACTCTGCGAGATGAGTCGAGCGAACCAATATGTGTTTCGACTAACACTTTATCGAGGACGTTATTGCTTGTGCCTGCGTAAATTGATTTGCGTACTTTAAAGAGACCCAATATAATTGTGTCGTTGTATGATGTAGTGTCGTACACAAAATTTGGCACGGTTTCAAGGATTTCCGAAACCGATCCAGCAACTCCTGCATATGACGCACTTAATGCAAATCCAACTCTGCTAGAATCTACAGTAGCATATGTATTCGCGCTGTTCACTGCTTTCAGATTCAGAACGTCTGTAAAGTCCTGTGTAGGATTTGCCAAAGCATTATCGATAACGCCAATGTAATAACCTTCTTGGATGTTATTTGACATTGATTTTGTAGTATCAATCACGATCATGCCGGCCGAGCTTAGCTTATTGACTCCGGTGCCGGTTGCAAATCTTGTTGCATTTGCTGCAGATAGTGTAGCAGCCGTAGCACTCGCTGCCCATGAAATATTGTTATTAATCAAGTCATAATACTCATCTTGTGTTAGCTCGACGTGATACGGTTCACCAAACACCAATGTATTAGAAATCAAGCTAAACGATGAAGTTGCGCCTGTTGCTGTTCCTACTGCTGCAGCACTGTATGTCGATGATGCAGGAATTACGGGATATACCAATGCACCAAATTTTTCACCATAACTGCTGCCCGTACCACTACCATATGGAATTCTTGTAGCGATAAGATTACCACCAGAATTCAAATACTCGCGGCATGTGTGGTAAAAATATCTTTCTGCCGCATTTGCAGGAGTGCCATAAACAGATTCAAATTCTGAAAAGCTTGTAATTGTAATTGGTTCTTCTGTAGGTCCTTGGCTTGCATACCCAAGAACCCATGTATTAGTACCAACTGTTGGTTCAACGCGTAGGGTAAGATCGCGTTCTCTGATTTCTACACCTGGTGATTCGATTGTACGTGCCATAATTACAATCTACTTACATTTTATCTTATGGCCGTTTTTGAATTAACTACAAATTTGTACTGAATTATTCGATGTTGGATCTAATACGGATTCAAATTCTGTATCGCATAAAAGCTCTGCTCTGAATTGTGAATACATGAAACGAAACTCTCCAGCCATCGCTTTGCTGTCTTGATATGACCAATCAATACCACTTAGATAGACTGGGAATGCGTTTGTGTATGTAAATTTTATAGTCTTTGCTTTTTGGTATTCATCCAGAGCATAAACTGTTAAATTTGTCTGATACCCAATTCCAGGTACCCCTGCAACGCCTCGTGAAATATTTTTACCATCATAAATGCCATGAACATCATCAGAAATGAAGTCAAGCCATTTATATATGAACCAATAATTGTTAAAATTATTATCTACATTAAATCTTACCGAAATTGGGTCGGGTGCCTGTTTATTATGTGTTGACACAGATATTGATTGCCCCGCTAATCTTTCTGTCAGATATGGCACTGTAATTGATGGTATGACAGAGCCATATACAGTGAATTGCATCGAGTTCGAATTTAACAATTGATTCGTTCGTGCATTTTTGGTTTTTAAATGCCTTAATGCTGGTGGTGTATCAAGCACAAGTAAAAACCTATCAACTGTTTGTTTATTGAGTGGACTAGAAAGCATATAGATAATTAATATCCTCTTGGCTGAATTCTGCTGCGCTCGGGTCGAAATACACTGGCATCTGGCCCCTGAATACGGGGTCGACTGCTAATGTCAATTCGCTGATAGGTGCATATTCATAGAACCCATACGGATCTACTAACTTAGAAACTTTACCATTACGATCTCTTTCGTATACATCATAATATTTCTCAACGATGCCATTTTCTAATACAAAAAGAGCCCACACGGTCGCCATGACTCTATCATCCCATGTATTTCTCGATCCGTTCTTTTTCCAGATACCATTCGAATGTTTTACAAATGTCCTAAATTCATCTATCAGTCCACCACTTCTGACATCGACACATCTCAGGTGATTAACCCAATAACGCATATTTAATACACTATCATGTCGAACATTGGTGTGGCTGAAAACCCCTCTTTTGTTTCTATCACTTTGTTTCGAGGGTAAAAAGTCCAACAATCTTGTATAGTGATATGACGTAACCAATGTGTCGACAACAGTACCTCCCATGTTATTTCTTTCGATTGCGAGCATTGGTGATCCCCATTGTAATGCTATTTGATATAGCTTTCTAGTAAATGCCAGCGGCTCGATTTGCCTATTATGGTATTCTGCTACTTGTTTAATATCTCCAAGGTCTGTGATGTCGTATACTTCCGCAACAGACGCTGCTTCGCCGATGCCGTCAGATACATCGACGCCGATTGTATACACATGTGTTTTATCAGGCAAATCAAAGATCTTATAATGCCCATCGTCTAATTGCAATATAGGCTCGCGAGCTTTTTGACGCATATCATCGATGAATGCTTCATCGACAGATCCGCTGCCTGTGCTAATAAATTTATTATCATACTCTTGTGCGAATGCTTCTTCGTCGCCGTTTAAGCTCGCGAGCATTGATTCTTTCCATTTTTTACCTCGACCAGGAACATCAGACCAGTGAATGGTTTCTGCATGCCATTGATCCAATCCCTCTGTCGGTGCTGCCGATGTTGCATTCTTATAAATCTCGTAAAACATATTGTCAGTGCCATTTGCTGTACTGACTACAAATATCTGTGCTGTTTTAGAAGACGAAATTGTTGCAGACACTGACTTCCAAAATTGCGCCATGATGTTAGGGGCGATGAACGCCATCTCATCTACGATGATTAAGTTGGTTGCTTTACCACGACCTGTATTCGGTGATGTGGTTTCTACTGATAAATACGAACCATTTTCTAACTTCATTCCGGTTTCGCCCCATTTCTCTACACCAGGCTTGAGCCAATTTGGTAATTGCTCATATGCCATTTTAACCCGACTAAAAATTTCAATTGCGGTGTCTTCTCTATTTGCAGCAATGACTATTCTTTGGTGTTTAATGAAACATGCCTTCCATAATGAATAAACGCACATCAGCGTACTTTTACCAACCTGTCTGGATGCTAATGTCACTACAAAGCGATTTTTGCATAGTGACTTCAAAACTCGCTTCTGTGCCGGATATAATTCGATTTTCTTTTCTCCATCATCAATGTTAATAATAGTAAAATAGGATTGTGCGAAATAAATGAGATCTTTTTTGCATTTCGCAATTTCCTCAATCATTTCCGGTGTATAGTTATGCTTTGTTGCCGGTAATGGTAAATTTTCGTTATTGAGATAATGCGTTCGTTTTGATTGCATATAGTTTTAATATACTTATATACATTGCCAATTTTTGTTGTTGTGTGCGAAAATGGGGGTTATTATGTATAAGTACAATCTATAATCTATGAATGTCAAATTGAAACAACTTTTAGAGGCACGCAAGAAAGCAAAAGGCGCGAAGTTCAAACAAACATCAGCTACTAAAGCTCCTGGCGACGCATTTAATGCACCTAAAAAAGGACTATCTGGTGCAGGTCCTGAGGGTGCTAAAACACCAGTCAAGCCAAAGGGCACGGTTAAAGAATCAAGAGTGCCTGCATTTGGTGCTAGATTCAATCGCCTATTCGAGCAAACCCTTACTGAGCATGAAAATATGCTCGCCGAAGAAGATGGTGAACTGTACTATGAATACGATATCGTATCCGATGATGATCAAGTAGATTCCGATCTCGTTGGTGCAGAGGGAGAAGATGAAGTGACTATCACGCTCGATAAAGAAACAGCTAAAAAGCTTCACGGTTTGCTCGCCGCTGTTATCGGAGGTGAAGAAGGCGGAGAGGAAGAAGGCGGAGAGGAAGAAGGCGGCGAAGGTTATGGGTTCGGTGAGAGCAAAGACGAAGAAGAGGATGATGAAGAAGTTGTAGAGGAAGAAGGTCACTATAGTTTAGGGGCAGCAAATCTTACTGCGGGTGCTAAACTTACACAACCCAGCACACAAAATGTTAAGTGCAAACAGACGGCGCGCCCTGGTAAAGCAAGTCCTGTAAAATCACACGATAGTAGTGGCAAGCTTAGTGCCGTTGGTGCTGCTAAACCACAGCCGTTTCAAGTAAAATCTAGCATCTCTACTGGTGCAGATCTTTTCTAATAGGCAATCATATTGATAAACTAAAAAAGGAGAGCGAAAAGCTCTCCTTTTTTTATTCGAATGAAATCACCAATTTCTCGTTTAAGTATTTGCTTGTTTTATTCTTACCAATATAAAACATTAGCTCTTGATATGGTTGTGTGTTTTTGACTGCTATCTTGTCTACGCTATAATCAAAAATTATTCCATTATCTGTAATGAATATATCAAACGGAATAGGTATCGGCAGAATCTCAATAGATGGTTTGGATGTCTTGATGTAGAGGTCAAACGAAAACGCATTTATCTTCGACAGCACAAATCTGCCTGTTTTGAATACGTTGGTTCCATTAATTGATAACTTAATGGTTTTTTGGAAGTGCTGCTTTAACGCATTTTCGATTTTGTCTATTATCATGAGTTCATGAATCTTAATTTATCTTCAGGGCTTAGCGGCAATATATTTGAGTCAAAATAGTCCCAAAATTTTGCAACTTCGTCTTCTGTCGTTACTGGAATTTGTGTAATGATCGAAGATCCCTCTGCACCAAACAATCTATATTCTTGCCAGAGAATATCCCATGCAAGAATTAGGTTGCGGGCTGCTGGTGTGAATTTTAATCCACTCCCACCTCCACCTTCATATCGTAGTGTAATTTTGCCGCGAGGGCTATTGAGTAGACTATTGCTTGTTGTTATGAATGCTCTCCTAGTTGATGCCGCACCTGGCTTTGGGTTGCGCCTAATGAATTTGACCTCAAGTACATTAGTTTCCAGCAGATTGCTTAGTTCAGTGAGTGATGCCATATTTTATTGTTCCTCTTTGAGGCTTACTTTGCCGAATAGTCTATCCTCGTTAATATATCGAACTTCGACGCCCTTATGTTTGATGCCTGGAATTCCTCGATCATTAGGAAATAGAACCATATCTCCTACTTTGACATTGTCGCTACATTTGGGTCCCTTAAGAATAATTTCTCCCACTCTCCACATATTATAGGTAACACCCGGGTCTACCCACAGAGAGCCTCTCTTGACAAGACCTTCACCGTTATTATCTTTATAAGCGATTGCTAGTGTATCACCAAACAATTCACTGATTTCATAGTCTTCAGGAAGTGCGGAGCTACTGTATTTTTCTAAATTTTCCATATGGGTGATTTATGTTACTTTTTGTAGATGTCAAGATCTTTTACCTTAAAATCAATTCTTTCCAAGTACAATCGAACTTCTCTTTCAGAGATTTCCATATTTTTGGCAATTAATTTTACAGTATCATCGTCTTTGCTATTTTCTGACTTTGCCTTTTTGATATAATTTATTTTGCGGAATTTTGCTCTTGGCAATGACGCCATAAATGCATTATACCAATCTTGTTTATCCGCTAACGCCATCCAATATCTATTCGTTGTTTCATTGAGAATATACGTAACTTCTGGTGAATGCATCGACAGCCATCGCTGAACAAGAAAAGGAACAAAGTCATTTTCTTCTTCAAGCAATTCTGGTTTCTTCGAATAAAGAATATTTTTAAGGTAATCAAATAACATTAGAGGATTGCGGTCTTTGAGGTTGCAACAAAAATATCATCAATCATACCATAAAACTCATTGATGACATTATTTGTAAATTTCATCAATTTATCAGTATCTCCTAGTACATCTCGAGTCGAATAAGCAAATGCTGGGGCTTTTGCGCCTGCACTGATGTTTACCGCCAAATGCCCAAGACTTGCACCGTTTACTTCATGGCAAATAGAAACGCTAGCCTTGCCCTTTGGAAGAACCAATGAATGGTGATCTGATACAAATTCGTTGTTAACCATAATGTCATCACCTTCAATGGATACGCCAGGTACTCCTTCTTCCCATAGAAGCTGTGCCACCTTAGCGGCAAACAATCGTTGGAAGCATACAGCACCAAATCTACATACATTTGGAAGTTCCCAAACAAATTGAATAGCATCTTCACTGTAGATGTAATCGTTCTTAAGAGCATCTTCAAGGTCGACAAGATTATCTGTCACCTCCATTGATCCTCTGAATGCCATGATGTTGCCTAGATGATGCACCTGCTTGCCAAAATATCTATAAGCAAATCTTTGATGAATCAGGGAACCGTCGTAGTGTGTAATTTCTTTGTTAAACATAATATAGTGGTACTGTTGCTAATCTATTAATATAAAGCGGGATGTCTTTAGAATCAATATATAATCCGCAATATCGCCAAAATATTTTATCTCCTTTTGCTAGTATCTTTTCGGCGATGCGATTTTTGACTATTTCCGACGCGTCGTTAGAAGGTCTCCAGTCATTGAGTAGTTCATCTGGATAATCATCGAGAATAAATTCTTTGTCAGTAACCTTATATCCTCTGCGTATAATCTCTTCTTTGATTTCGATAAGTCTCTTATGCAGATATAATATTTTATCTGTCCAAAATAAAATATGACCTTTCCCTAATGTAAATTCATTTGGGATTTTTGATTTCATTTTGAATTTATTTTTTCTCAACATGCCATCCACAATAAGCAATTCCGATTGCTCTGCTATTAAATGTTGATCTAATAATACATTAGGCTCAATGCCTGCATTACATCTCATGGAATAAAATAAAGAGGCTTGGTTTGGTAGCTATGGACTTCAATGAGTTCATTTTCTCGAACTTCATATACTATTCTAGGACTAATACTCTGGTTGCAATTATTTGTAGCTGTCGAAGAAAAGTCTGCAGTCTTTGGGTCTACGAACAATGTATTATCCGATCTCGTAATAAAAAGCTGTCGAGTTAATATGTTGTACATCCAACATGCCCATGTGCCTTTGAATTTTTCAAAACATCTATATCCATGTAGGTGTAATTGAAAAGGAATTACACTGCTGTCTATTTCGTACGTATGATTATCACGGATGTGGTCTGGGGTGAGTTCCCTATGGTTTGTTAGGATGCCATTGTGTGCTACCAACCAATCGCGATATTCAAAAGGATGACATCTTATTGGTGTAAATGTAAGTCCAATTCCTGTAGGAGCCCGAAGATGTCCAAGATAAAGATCCGCCGCAATATTGATTTTAGTGTCTACATCATCCGTTTTGTATACTGTGTGTTTATTGTTTCTCTGAAATACACCACCAAAACTATTGAACCCTCTTACGGTGTTTGCGTCGTATAATTCATTGAATCTTTCCAATTTAGTCGATTTAAAAATTCCGCACATATGATTAACTATACTTTGCTAAAAACCTCTTTTCACTATTTTTCCATCTTTCATTATCTGTAGAACTCAATCCTCCAGATGCGTGTGTGACATGGATGGGGATTGTTGACATTTTCAACCCTGCTTTATTTGCGCGAAGGCAAAAATCGATATCATAGTGATGGAAATCAAATTGAGGATCAAAAAGCACTCCATTATCCATAAGTGCCTTTCTGTTTGCAGCTAAAAATAACCCATCCATAACGATGCATCTAGATGGAGAAGGTCCAAATGATGTTGCGAAGGATTGGTTTGTGTTTGGAATATAATGATTCACAAATCCTCTCCATTGATCTCTAGATGACATTAAATGCCATAATGCAGGTGATTTGATTTCTGTATTTGCACTACCAGCAAGACCTAAGATGTCGTAATTTTCAAATCCTTCTTTTAATTTTTCAAACCAGAAAATGTCTTCAATTATGACATCATCGTGCACGCATACTACGTAATCATGTTCACATTCCAAAATCGCATGATTATACACTTCGGATAATCCGAGGCTATTATTACATGCGACATATGTTTGGTCTGAGACTTTGGCCTTTCTCAAAAATTTTGCAAGATGTGAGTTACACCAAAAATCATAATGCGACATTTTTGTCGCTGTGATGAAATAAATATCAGTACTCTTCATAATTCTCATTGAATGCCGTATTTCTCATAGTCAATGGAAATTGCATATTCCATGGTATCTTTTAGCCCAGCATTAATAAATCCTTGTAATCTGTTTGCACATGCGACACATTCACCACATGAAATTGTTTTGACTCCTGGAATATTAACAGGATCATAGCAAGTCCATGTTAATTCAAATGGTACATTTAATTCTGCTCCTCTGCGGATGATTTCTTCTTTATTCATCTCCATCAAAGGTGCTTTAATTTTAATGCTATTTTTACGATTAAGGCAAATAACTCTATTAATTGCTTCCAAAAACTCTGCAGAAGCGTCCCAATAACCCGAGAGAGTGTCTGCTTGTTGTGCTCCATAATATACTTCATTTGATTCTGTACTTTCAGCAAATCCAACCGCAGTGCTCAACATGATCATGTTGCGATTAGGTACATAACTTAGTGGCTGAGGGTCTCCAAGCACATCTTTTGCTTTTGGTACGTCATAATCACCATTAAGCAAAGCAGAGGTCTTCAGATAATCAAAAACATGCTTCAATGATATTTCATGTAAAATTACTTTGTTATTTGACACCGAAGCCAAGTGATCTACTACTGTAGTAGCTCTAGTGCACTCAATTGAATGCTTTTGTCCATAAAAGAAATTCAAACAATACAAAACTTCGCCTTCTTCTAATTTTGAAGCGACGTCGTATAGCAGTACTGTCGAATCTAAACCGCCGCTGAATATAATAACCTTATTCATAAATAAATATAACACACGGAAATGATGGTTGCAACTAATAAATAAATATTGTATGGCAAACCTCAAACAAATTTTCCTAAACACCTTGCTCGAGCAAGAAGCACCTGAAGATGAAAAAAATTACGATGCGCAACAAGATGAAGTGCCTCTTCGCGATCGACTTGCAAAAAATGAAGTGCCCGAAGATGCGCTAGACGTGGAACCAGGACCACCTAACACAGGATATAAAGCAGAGGTCGCTGCCGCAGAAGATTGGATTCAAAGCATTGACGAATTTGTCAAGTATCTAAATGACACTGCAACTGGATCTATTAACAGACAAGTGAACGTGTTGGATAGAGATAATAGTGTGTTCAAGGGTATTGCGTCTCGTATTTCGGATAAGGTTGCCCGTGTTTCGAGTGACTTGGCTGAGCTTAAAGAAATTATCGCTGGGTTTGTCATTGCATCTGATCGCAAAGCTAAAAACATTAGAATGTCGGATTCCTTTGAAGGCGAATTGACTCTGTCTGAAATTGTGATTGAAAGATTATCACGTTGCGGGTTTGAATATAAATCATCGACTCCATCGTCTCATAGAATGGTACTTGAGACTGCTGATGGTGAATTATTTGCCGAAATCAATCAAGAAGGTCTTGTCAATGGAGAGACTATTGATGAGTACATGGAACGTCTTAATGCTGAATACAATATCACTGAATTAATGGATGACGATACTGATGAGACTATTATTGGTGAAGATATTGTTATGGATGAAAAGATAGTTAAGCAGATTAAAGAAATTGATACAAAATTAGCTACAAAGTGGGATTACGATTTATATACAAAACGCCGTGCCCTTCTATCCAAAATGGAAACAAATTATATTGACGTGGCTAAAAGCTTAGTCGAGAGCGATTAATTTATTTGCATATAGGACGCCTTTGCTTCAATACCACTCTTAGCATGCTTCAATAGTATTTGGTAAGGAAATTCGTTTATTTTCTTATCAATACAAATATCATTGATATCTTTATATGGTGCCAATGCAGCCGGCCATACAAATACGGTTTCGCCTTTGTCAACCAATTCAATAAATTTATCAGTGACAACTTCGTTGCGATCTTGGTATGGATTGTCTAATACCCATACAATTTTGTAAAAAGCTCTTAGGGTTTCTAATTGGCTTTCTTGTTTTGGTGTGCATGTAATGCCCGCCACTGCTACTCCATTTTTAACAAAGCAAGCATCTACAGGCCCTTCAAAAACAAAGCAATATCCAATGTCATTGTTTACATTGCTCAAATTGAATATGCTTTTGTCTGAATTGATTTTTGATAAATATTTTGGCCCGTCGCTATTGTCATTTATTTTTCTTGATTGGTAAAAACAGATCTTGTTGCTGTTATCATAAAATGGAATAATAATACGGTCCTTATGATATTTGTCTTTGTGTGAAAAATAAATTGCTCTTGGTCTGTTTATGGCAGTATCTAATTTTCTCATTTTGAGATATTTGATTGCATTAGATACTGCAGGATCACTTTTATAGAAATCGATTACATTACTGTCGAACAGATTAATCGCATCTGATGGTAGGTCCGGAATTGTGAATGTTTGTGAATTTGCTTCTAATTTCTTGAAAAATTTACCACTAGTCCCCATATCGAAGCCATAATTTTTCATGGCATCATTGACAATTTGTGATGGGCTTTGACCTGTTACTTCTTTAATCCACCACAATGCCGTCCATGAGTTCTGGCAATTATGACAGAACATTGAATTTGATTCCGGATAATAATAAAGCCTCTTCTTTTTCAGCCAACTATTACCTTCTCTGCAAATTGGGCATGATGCATTATACTTGTCCCCTACACGCTTAGGCTTTCCAGAGTGCAAGTAAAATTTCTCAAGCACATAATCGACTGGTAAATTATTGTCAAATTCGCTCATCTCTCTAAGTATAAATAAGGACTATATGAATTATAACGAATTGGTTGCATATTATCAAGTGAAATTATTAGGCGAAAAGGACTATCGCGGGTACAATCCTGATAATTTCGACCGCAAACATCAGAATATTACTACAACCAAAGACAAAAATCAGTTTCGTCCTTACAACAAAGTATCCCAGACATTGACAACCTCTGCAGATCAAATGCTAAAGAATATAGACAAATCTGCTCCGGGCACAATTATGAAAGTAGCGGATCCGGTGGCACAAGAAATAATGACATTCTATAATGTGAGACCTACTGAAAAGGAACCGGAAAAGAGATTGAATTCTGCTAATGGATTAAAGCTCATTCTCATTAATGGTGTATATGCATTGAAAAAAGAATAAACTCAAATATGTATTGCCCCCAACCACAACCGTATAAATTTAATCTAGCAGCTGGCGCCGATGCAGACAAAGGCCCAATACCTGCTTTTCTAGATTTATTGGGCAAATGGCCTACGTCGATTCCTCTCAAGACTATGTGGTCTGTAGAGCTGACGGTTCCTCGTGTAATGAATACATATTTGGCAGAGCCCTTGTCAAACCCCGCCATCTCATATGCCGCAAGGGGTGCTGATGCATCAAAATCATGGGATGTCGATCAGCAACGCCAAGAAATTGTGGGCGCTACTACAAAAGAAATAAATGGATGGTATTTAGGAAATATGCTGGCTACTGGTATTGATTTTATATCTGACGGCATTGCGTCTAAAAGAGTGTCTATAGAAAACTCTGCGGGGTACTTGGGTGGTATCGTTACTACTGGACGCAGTGAATTGGATGGGTTGCGTATATCTTTTCTCGAAACTAATATATCATATGTGGACACTGCAATCCGTCCATGGATGATTAACGTGGCTGCAGATAGTTTGGTTGCCTATAATCGACGCGATAGTTTGAGACTGCGAAGTGATATTGTGTGTAGCTTGTATGCTTTGACTGGTCCAGGTAAAGCCCCAATCAAAAGAAAGACCTATTATTTTTACAATGCATTTCCTACAAGCATTCCCGGTGAAAAATATATTTCTAATGGAGATTCCGCCATAATCTCAACCACTGTTAGTTTTACATATTCGCATTATTCTATCATACCAGGAAAATCATTTAGTGGATCTTGAAACCGTTTGCAGTAATTAGCTGTTAGTAATGTTACGATCCTTTAATAAGATTTGGATACCAAGCACAGGAAAGGAGTTATTCTTCGCCGAGATAACGCACGACCAAGAAAAAATTCTTGCAAAGGCAGCGAAGCAGATAACTCCAAATTCTTCATCATTTTGCTTCGCTATTGACAAAATCATGCAAGAGAATTGCCTGGAGTCATATACGAATTTCACTATTATTGATCGATTGTACTATGCCATATATACCCGCGGGTATTGTTTTGACAAAGAACTAAAATATTCGGTTGAATGTGCATGTGGTGATACCATGTCTTTCAATTTGGAAATTAATGAGGTGCTCAGTAAAATCAAATACACCGACAGACTTCTTAACATCGATTTCGGCAATGTGCTGCAATATACTATCGGCTGGCCTCGAATTTCAAATGATCTTGAGTATAGGAGGCTGTCAGACAAAAATGAAACTTCGGATCTCAATTTATGGAGATCATCATTCATAAAAGAAATGTCCATTGAAGGCAATAGTGTCCCTTCACATTTTCTCACTGTTGAAAATAATTTTAAGCTGCTATCTGAGCTGGATGTATCTGTAACCTCTAACTTTTACAATACTATTGACGCTTTTATTGAGAAGGAGACCTACAAAGAAATCGCTTATTCGTATCGGTGCTTCAATTGTGGAACCTTATTGTATCATCTTGATACGTCTCTTGATTCATTGTTTGATTTTGTCCTATCTATATACAATGCAAATCTTCAAGATTTATATACGAAAGAAATGAATTTTATGACTCTATTTCCTGGTCAACCCGTCGGCCAGTTAGTTCCAATTGAAAGAGATCATCTCATTTCTTTGAAAATCAATTCAACACAGCAACAACGTGAAGCGTCAGATTATGAAGATCAATTTCTTGATATAATGTAATTTGGTCATAATTAAATGCATGTCAGAATCAATAAAAATCCTCGACTTTAACGATGCGTTAAATCTTATTAAGAAAAATACAATGTCGGCAGCAACTGCTGTATGGATTCCCTCACTATCACGTTCTTTTAAATTCAGACAACTTACTACACAACAGCACAAAGAACTTTTAAAATGTGCCATTAATGCGTCTGTTTTGAAGTCTGAGATGAATATTGTTCTGTATAATATTTTGAAAGACTGCCTAATTGACGATGCTAATGTGGATCAATTTACTATTTTGGATAAAATAGCCATATGCTATCAATTGCGTCGATTTAATTCTGGTAATTTTGTCAAATGCGAATTCAATGTTGATGGTGTTAAACATTATAATAATTTTGATATTGATATTGCTATTCATAATTTTGAACAAAACTACTCATCTGTTGTATTGGATTCCGTTATCAACTCAAGCAATCTTCAAGTACGAGTTAGCATCCCGACTCTAAAAACACAAAAGGAAATTGATGAATATGTGGTTAATAATCATATAGCAGATCTTCATACTATATCGGATGAGGATCCAAATTCTTTAAATAATTTCTTGGCCGAGATTATTATCTATAACATTATCCAATTCATTGATGAAATTGATATTAATGGTAGTACTATTGCCTTTAATAAACTAACAGTAGATGAGCGTATTCAATTGGTCAATCAGCTTGATAAATCTACATTTGATAAAATTTCTAAATTCGTATCAGAATTTAATCAATTAAAGGAAACACTCATCAATAATAAATTTGAATACAACGGCACTACTATTAATTTTCCATTAGATCTTAACTCGAATTTCTTTGTGACCGAATAATAAGACACGTCGGCTGTAAATAATAATATGGCCGATGAATCCACACGCATTAATCTATCTGACGTACGTATCAATATGTCAGATCTGCAAGATTTGATCGGAAGGCGTGAGACTGAAGAAATTTCATATGCGCTAGCCCGTGCAATTAAAGAAAAGGTATCTGCATCGATAACTAAATCTGATTTATTAATTGATCTAGGAGATAGAGTCAATAAAATTTTGGATTCTACAATGGATGATTCGCTAGCAAATGCAATTCGCCCGTCAGTAATAGAATCTCTGAAGCTTAATTTATCTGACAATATCAAGAATACTAATTTCATTGATACTTCAAAGTCTGTCAGTATATTCGACGAATTAAAAATACCTCTAGCCGAACAATACAGTACATTCGCTACAGAATTATTTCAGCGCGCCACATCTCAAACGTCAAATATAGATTTCAAAGCGTTAATTGAGGCTGGGTTTAATAATTCATTATTTGCACCTCAAAGCATTCCCCAGATAAATATCGAGAACATTAAAGCTGATTTATCAAAATTGGTTTCAAACAATGCCCAGCCCTCGACGCCTACTGTGAATTATGCATCTAATGATATGCTAAATGCATTGAAGATGCAGAATACAACACAACAACAAAATGCAATATTTGATGCAGAGGTCGTTGCAACCCCTGTCATTCTTCAGGATGTTGGAGATAATGCTGTTAGCAAATTGAAAGACCTATTCGCTACATCGGGTCAAGTTGGTGGTCGAAAGTCGAGTGAGGCTGCTGCCGAAGAAATGGATGGTGGTGGGGGCTTATTGGGTGGGATAGTAGATACAGTGTCTGATTTATTTGGTGGTAGGTCTGGTAAAGCTAAAAAACTACCAAGCAGAGGATCTCGTTCACTTGCCGCCGGATCTCCAGCTGCAGGTCCTCGAACAAGAGGATCGCGCACAGCAAAAGCACCTAAAGCATCAAGAGGGATTGCTT